AGGTCTTTTGCATCAACCAATTTACCGAAAAACTTTTGCCCTTTTACCGTATAGTCGATTGCGTATGCTTTCATTTTCTTTTTCCTTTCTTTTATGGGGTGTTTCCCTTTGAGGTCATATATAGTATACCATATATAACACGGCTTGTCAATACCTTTTTCAAAATTTTCTGAAAAAATTTTTAACTTTTTTTCGGCAAGAAAAAAAGACGGGTTTTTATGCCGTCTTAATCATTTTCAAATATATCTTTAATGCCTCTAATTGCGTGATCGGCGTTTCCTTGTGCGCGATGTTGTATATCCTCACAAATTCCAATACCTCGTTTAACCTATTGTTTGCACTTGTCATTTGATACGCCCCCGATTTCGATATTTTCAATTCTTCCGATAATTAAGTGTATGTAAAACTCAATTTCCCTCTCGTTTGTCAAGTCCGCTATATTCGCCTTGATTTCCTCAAAGTCGATGCAACGGCTCTTTCTCGGCTCGATCTCGTTGTATATCTCTATGATTTCTTCCAGTTCCTCTAATCTCATTTTCCCTGCCCCTTTGCGTGTTGTGCGTTGCTTATATATACATATTACATCAATATGTTTCTTTACGCAACAAAAACGGCGTACCGCTTTTTACACGATACGCCGCCCCCGAAAAAGGGATAAAAAATGAGAGAACAAATTATGTGTGTTAGACTTTCATAATCTTTGCAATCTTGATTTCTACTTTCGCTATACCTATGCCATTCGTGCGGGAGATTGTGTATCTAATTGCGGAGTTTAACTTATCCACATAAATACTTATCGTAGCAAACATATTATCATCGTCATACAAGGAATAAGAAGCGGAACTGATTACTTCGGGTTCGTCATTTGTTCCAAGCGTTTCTCTTGTAAGCAAGTTCCCGCTTGCACCATATACCGACATTTCAAGCCCGATAAATGCGGCGTAATTCGGTACGTCTTCGTAAATGTCCTCAAATTCTATGTATTGTACGGTGCTTGTGTGAACGACAGAAAAATCAAGATAATCGCCTTTCCATACTCTTTTCCACTTGCCGCCGACCTTTGTAAGCACTTCGATGCCTTGCTTCCACGCGCCACCCACTTTAACCTTGAAATCTATTGCATCTTTCGGTACGCCGTTTGGCTTTACATATACAGGCATTATAACACCTCCTTACGGGTCGTAAACAATCCAAATATCGCCGTTGTTTCCGTCCGTGTTTGTTGGAGAGACGGTAGAAACATAGATTGCTCTATGAATTTTCCCGTTCGGGTCGTTTGTATCGTGTCCGAGGTGGTTTGCGATATTCTGCGCCGTGTTATCGTTCCAAATCTTTTGTTGATCTTCAAGTGCTTTCTTCCATTCGGGCTTTTTCATTTTCCGTTACCTCCTCAAATCGAATATGTTGCGGTCAAGAGCAGGGCAAAATTGCCGTTTGTAACGCCGAAATAGTCAATAGATATATTTGTGCTACCCGTGGCGATCTCGCCCGTTACATCTACCAAAATAGGCGTTTCACCTGTTGCGGGCGTTACGCTCATTCTGCCGCACACCGTACAATTTGCGGTTGCCGCGTGTGGGAGAGATACCGTAAGACTTGACAAGCCCGTTTCCGCGTTCTCCATATTTGTAAGAACGCCCGTAATATCATACATCACCGTTACAAGGCTGTTTTTTGCAAGATACTTTCCGTTTGCAACGATCTGTGATACATACGCGGTCACTCCGTCGGCGGCGGTTGCTCTTACTTCGGGCGCGAAAGAAACAAGAGCCGTTTGCGGTACTGCCTCGCCCGCGCTCACGTTTGAGATAGCAAGTTGCAGGCGCATTTTCCACGTAACAACGCCATTTTGATTTGACGGGATAACATCAATGTCCGACGGAGAAAAACAGTAAGCATACATAACAGATGCGCCCGTGTCGGGGTCTTTGCAAAACAGACCGATCTCCTTAATTCCGACAGGGTAATCAAGTGTTGCGTTATTCACGCTCACGGTTACGATTGCAACGCCCGCCGTGGTGGTCGTGTCAATGCTCTCAATCGCTCCGTCCATCGCCGTGGCTACAAGTTGCGTTAATGCCTCTGCCGCACTTTGGCTTTCGGGCGTTCCGCTACCAAAAGACACACGATTAAACACAACGGATTTGCCCTGCATCGCCTTTGCATAGATCAATTTACCGCCGTTTGTGACAAGCATACTATTAAATGTTGCCATTATCCTACCCCCTCAATAAAACTCAAATTTTCGTCTCCGAATGTAACTGTATCGCCGTTTGGAAATACATAATTAACAACGCCGCCAACCTCTACAACCTCGTTAGGTCTGTATTCGATTTCAAGGTTTCGCTTGATGTTGTTAATGGCGTGGTGCATAACAAGCGTAAAGCCCTCGATGCCGTCAAGATAAGAACGGGCATTTTTTACAGAGTTAAGGGCTTTCATAAACGCGGGATTGTTCGCCGCGCTCGTATCACTTGTTACAACCTTGAAATGATAAGGCTCTCCGTTGTAGTCAAACCATTCAAGCAAAAGTGTGTCGGACGGGAACGCCGTTGTGAGCAGATCAATGATTGCTTGCGGCGTTCCTTTCTTTTGGTGGATTTGTATTGATTGCTTTACAATGCCTTTTTTGATCTCAATATCTGCCGATTTGTCGTAGTAATCACAATGGAATTGCCACGCCAATTCATCGACAAGAGAATGTGCAAACTCGGTATCTCCCAAAGTGTTAAGGGCTTGATACATAAGGATATTATATGTGTTTGCCGCCGCCTCCCTTATTTGCCCTTGAAGCCCTGCACACATTCCCTTTGTTGTCAAATCTTTCTGCATATAAGCCGTTTGGAGGCTCAAAAGCACCAAATCTGTCAACTTCATAAAGCGTTCACCCCTTACTCACTAATGCCCGCGTATGTGGCCTCGATCTCGCCCGTAAGAGCCGCAACCTGTGTGCGGTTAAGTGCGATATATGATGTTGGAGAGGTCAAGTCAACGCGAGAAGCACCCGCGTTAAGAACAAGGCTTCTCAATTTGTCGGGGTTAATGTCGCGCCCGATCTTTGCCCCTTGCCAAACGATATACTCATTTACAGCAGAGTTCACGGCGGCCTTGATTTCCTCTGCGTTCATTTCGTCCTCTGCGGCAACGTAATATCGGAAATTAACGGAATAGGACACAGCAGACGGGGGAAGCACCTCGACCTTATCCGTAAGGGGTCTTTTGTCTTTTGCACTTACAACCTTGAAAACCTCGCCAAGAAGCGTATCGTCTGCCGTGGGAATAGAGCCGTCCTCTTTGAGAATGTAAATAAATACTTTCCCCGCCCCTGCTTTCCGTTCTTCCTCGGAAAGAGAGGTGTCATTCGCGGGCGAATATGCAACAACATCGCCCACATCGGCACTTGCTGTCTTTGCCCAATAAATATAGCCGTCCTCACACCCTGCCGTAGAGAAACTTTCGGGAACGAGCCTTATTCTCTCTCGGAGGTTATCGTCGCTTTCCTCGTCTGTACCGCCCGAAGATACGGTTGTATTTGTGACAGAGGACAAAAACTGTGCATTGTCAACGATATATTTAATCGTGTTTTCTGCAAATCCGTTGTGAGATACCCCCGCTTCTGTTGCGGTTGCTAAAACCGTTCCCTCTGTGCTTTGCGCCCTTATAACTAAATCGCTGTCGGTTGCAAAGTAAATTTTTCCGTCGGGTGTTGCTCTCGTTCCTTTCGGGATTGTCACGGAAAAAGATTGCGCCGCCGCAAGCGTAAATTTCAACGTACATTTTGCCTTGCCCGCTTCCAACCTTTTCACGCCGAGCATTTCACCGATTGCATCAAGTGCCTCGCCCCGCGCATTTCTCAAAAGCACTTGATTTCCTGTGTCATTTATATTGGCATTGATACCAACGATTACCTGCGCGAGTTGGTTTAGAAATATTCTTCTTTCGTCACTCGGTTGCAAGGTTTCGCCCAATACCTTTTCAAACTGCGAAACAAGTTCATTTACTATGGTTTCGCTGTCATATTTTACAAATTCAATTCTCATTTTTTCACCCCTTTTTCTGTTGCGTAGCGCAACTATAAGGGCACATTAAAACGCCCTTTTTGGTTACTTGCTGTTCTGCTTTTCGGCAAAACTCTTGATGCTGTCAAAAGCCATTTGCACAATATTTTCGACAAATTTACGCGAAAAAAACGGCTTTGCAACCGTCGGGATAAGAGCCATAACAAGGTCAACCGCCTCTTTGAATTTTTCCTCTCCCGTCTTGTCGCTTACCTCTGCTTTGTCGATGCTTTCGGTTGCGGCTTTCGTGATCTTGCTCTTGATGTGGAAGTAATACGATACAAATACCCCCGCAAGTGAAAGAATGCCGAATACAATGCTCAAAATGATCTCAACGCTCATTTTTCTGTGCCTCCTTTGGTTTTATAAGAAGATTCCCTATAAATACGCTGTTCCAATAGGTCAATGCGTTTGTGTGCCGATTTCGCGCTTTCGTGCGCCTCTGTCACGCGCATATCTCGTTCATTGTCCCTGTTTCGCATTTCTCGAATATCTCTTGCGATCTCGATAGTACGTATGTCAATGTCATTTACCTTTTGTTTAAGCGCACCGCTTGCCTCGCCGCTGTCCTTACTTTCTTTCTTCCGAAAGTTGTAAAACTCGGCAATAGCCAACAGGCCGCCGATTATCGAAAGAATTGTCAAGATAACATCTGTGTAATCCACAATGTCCCCCTCCCTCAAATAATCGCTATGATTGCACCGTCAGCGAAACTCACATTGTCGGCATCAAAGAACGCAACAATGCAAGTATCGCCTATGCTCACGGTGTCGGGAATGATGCTTTTTGCAAACGGCAACATAGCCGTTACCGCGTTGTTTTCGTCGGGGAAAAACACCTCTGCTTTCGCCCCGCTTTTGTTTGAGATAACGCCCTTTTTTATCATACACTCACCCCCGAAAATTTTTTGCAAAGAGCCTCTATGCAAAGAGGCTCTTTATGATTTCGATTGCGTTCAATACGTTGTTCGGCATAATGATAGTAAAGATCACTAACACAAAGGCCATTACAACGCCGATTATTGCGAGTAGTATTGCCCTTTTTAAGAGGTGCAAACCAAACTCAATAACGCTACCTATGATTTTCACAGCGTTCCGTTGTATTCAACGGTTTCGCCGCTTCCATCGGTATCACCGTCGGTGTCCTCGGCCTCGACTCCCTCTGCGGGGAAATTTGCATAGTTGGCTTCGGCTTCCTCGGCTTCCTCGGCAATGAGTTCGTTGATAAATTCAAGTCTGCCCTTTTTACGTTCAAGGGCGGCCTCCAAAACGGCGATCTCGTCAACGCAAGCGGCTCTCTTTGCTTCAAGTTTTTCCTTCATTTTTCCGTTCCTCCTTACATTTTGTTTTTCAAGTCGGCAATCATTTTGCCAAGATTTTCGATAGTTTTCTTTGTTTCCGCAATCTCGCCCTCTTTCGTGGTGATGCGCGTTTTGCACTCCCTCACGGCGTTTTCTGCAAGCATCACATCTTCCTTTGTGGCAAGTTGAGGGGTCATTGCAAACATTTCCTTTTTTGCGAAAAGTGTATTGTTAAGGGTTTCCAGTTCGCTTTCGGAGTTTGCAAGTTCGTGTTCCTGTGTAGTAAGTGCCTTGTTAAACTGTGCCAGTTGCGCCATCTTTTCCTTGTACGCCTTTTTAATTCCCGCAAGCAAGATTTCCTCGGCGTTGGCTTTGCTGAATAGTGCTTTGATCTTCTCCTTTTGCTCTTTCGTAAAGCCGTTGGAGATCACGCCAACAACTGCGGCACATACTGCGGTCACAATAGGCAACACGGGAACGCCCTTGACCGTGAACACACCGCCACACGCGGAATTGATAAAGCCGCCGCAAGTTTCAACAGCAAAAAGGGCGATAAGTGCAATGGTGAGCAAATAGCCCTTGAATTTGTCGAAAAGAGTCTTAAATTTCTGCATAATAGGTTTTACCTCCCCCAATAGTTTTATGAATTTTTTACCTATTTTTTCGCCCTCTACTGTTGGCGATTGAGCAAGGTTTATCGCTCTTATGGGTTTTTGACCGTCAACAACATTGTCGATAACATTGTGTTTCCGTTCGTTTTTTCGTTGCTTTTTGTCTGCCTCTTGCTTTATAAACCGTAAAAAGCCGATGCACACGATTATCAAGATAATCACCGAGTAGCACAACTGGACTATTACAAGTTCAAAGTTTGCGGCGGCGGCAAGGAAAATTCCCGCAACGATGCCGCCTATAATGTCCCAATACTTCTTAAAAAACGCTACCACATCGCACTACGCCTCCTCTTTTAACAAAGCCCTACGCCCCTGCATCACGCCGTTACATTGCTGTTCGGAGTTCTTACAATTTCGTACCCGTCCTCAACAGGAACAGAAACGAAGTTTGACAAATCCGTGGAAATGGCCACAGAAGCATAGATTGCATACACTCTCTCGTTTGCGGGCTTCAAATTGCCCTCCTCGTCATAGTTTTCGGGTTGCGTAAGTTCGTAGAAACAATATCCCTCTGCCGAATACAAATACCCGAAAGTATAGGTGTTGCCGCCGATCACCTTGTCAACCGTGTGCCAATAAAGCCCCGTTTGAATTTCAACCGCCCCTGCGGGAATTTCACGATACGCCATAGTTTCAATTTCCTCCGTTTGAATTAGTGTTGCCGCATTCGCGGAAAAGCCGATAGTGAATAACATCACAAGTGCAAGCATAAGTGCAAATAACTTTTTCATTTTTTGTTCCTCTCTTACTTCAAATTCCAGTTTTTTAATTGTGGATAATCGGTTATAAGCATTGCTCCCTCGTCTGTGCTTTCGCACACAACAAAAGGTAATTTCTCGTCAATGAGATCGTCCTCTGCTCTCATTTCATCGGTAATTGCAACGGTCTTTATATACACGCTTGCAAGTTTATTAAGGTTCGTATTTCCGATTGTGAGTGTTTTTGACGAGCCAGTATCTCGCAACTCATATATAAGCCCAATAAGGCTATCGACGGTAAGCAAATGTCCGTAACTGTTGTAACTGCCAACTTGCAGGGTTGACTTGATGTTCTTTAACACCAAAATTTTAAGATTTGTGCAACTGCTTACAATACTTGAAAGATTTGTTGCATTCCTAACATCCAACAGCGGAATTTCTTCAAGTGCCGAGCAATTTGCAAACATATATTGGAGAATTTCGGCATTTCTTGCATCAAATGCGGGTGCTTGGATAATCGAAGTCCCATTGAACATAAAACCCAAATTAACGGCATTACTTGTGTCGTAAGTAACCACATTCTTCAAGTTTTTGCAATTGTAGAACATATTCTGGAAATTTGTTCCTTTTCTTGTGTTGAGCAAAGGCATTTCCTCAAAGGTACAATTTGTGAACATATACTTGAATTCCGTTGCGTTGCTCGTGTCAATACTATCAATCGGAATTTCGTTAAGTCTTGCTCCGTTATAGTAAAAATACTCAAGATCTGTCAAAGCAAGTTTGCCGCTACCGCCACCACCACCGCCCGATGCCACGTTGACCGTTACCGATACTTTGCTCAACGCCTTTCCGCTATCGGGCGTGACCTCAACTGTGCCGTTTTCCGTGATCTCCACGGTCTTTTCTTGCGTTTCGGTTTCGGGCACATTTACTATAACCTTGCTCAAACCGTCATAGCCCGCATCGGCTACAACATCGCCGTTCTCGGTAACGGTTTTCTCTTGCAATCTCGGCATAACATTGACCGTTGCCGATACTTTACTCAACGCCTTTCCGCTGTCGGGCGTGACCTCAACCGTGCCGTTTTGCGTAATTGTAACGCTCTTTTCTTGGGTCTCCGTTTCGGGTACAGCAACCTTGACCTCACCAAGCCCCGTATATCCATCATCAGCCGTGTACGTGCCGTTTGCGGTAATGGTCTTGTCTTGGTTGTTGATTTCAGCACCGCCGCCGTCGATATTGGCAACAACGGACACCTTTGACAATGTTTTACCATCATCGGGGGTCACATCATAAGAGCCGTTTTCCGTGATAGAGATAGCCTTTTCTTGCTCCTCTTTCGCGCCGATCTCTTTAAATACAATCATATTGCCGACCCTGCGATTTCCTATGTATGCCATTGGTTCACCTCCGTTAATGCTTTTATCCTATCTGCGCTATATAGATGTGTGTGTCCGAATTATTAGTAATTTCCGTTGTCGATGTTATAGCACCATCGGCTTGCGTTTGGTATTTCCATACACGAAAATTCATTGACGAATCAATCATAACTCGATACAGTAAGCCCGTTGTTTGATAACCAAATGTGCCAAGTTCCGTTTCCCCACCTTCCCACCACAATAATCCACAATTGAGGTACACGGGAGAGCCCGCAAAATAAGTCATCGCATAGATGTAGTAATACTTCCCGATACTGTACGTCATTTTCTTATCTGTTTTTCTATTGGGCGATCTAAAAGGGTTGACGGACAATGAATTTGCAACACTTGCACTATTCGCGTGGCCTGCATTTGTTGCGTTCAATGCTTTCGGTACAACGGTTTCACCGTTTTTGATCTTGTCAATATCGCTTTTGTTCCCTGCGATTGCGGTTTTGTTCCCCTCGATTGCTTCCTTGTTCTCTGCGATTCCACTCGCGTTCGTTGAAATCTTTTTATCAAGTTCGGTTTTGTTCGCCTCAATCTTTTTGTCAAGCGCGGCAAACTCTGCATTGATTTCATCAAGCACGGGATCGTCGGTAATCCAATAGAATGTGTTAGGATTTTTGCGGGTAATCGCATCATACTCCGCTTGCGTTCCAATCCACATACTGAATGTATTGCCGCTGTTGCGCTCTTTCAAGCCCTTTACACAGATAGCACCCGTGGCGGGGTCACGCTCGATTGTGTCACCGTCTGCGCCGCAAATTTCGGCTTCTGCAAGCACATCATCGTCCTTGCAAAGCAACTGCAACTTGCCATCTTTAACACAGATTTTACAGCCCTTTTTGTCCCACTCTTGCTCTTTTTGCAAGG